GTGCCATCTCGACGGAGCCACCTCCGAAAAACGGAGAGCACACCCGCTCAACATCATCTGGAATCAGCGGCAAAATGTGCTTAACTGCTCGTGTTTTGCCGCCGGGGTATCGTAATGGTGTCTTCACAATAACCTACTTATTTGAAACTTATTCTGTTCTGGGGACTAATTAAAAGGTGGCAGACTTTGACCGGTCTGCCAGCGGCGGACACAACCTAACCAGTAAGTTCACTGAACGCGCGGTCTACGACAGAAGCGCCATTACTTGCGTACTTATTGGTTTCCCGAGAGCGAGACTCAGCGGATCCGTCTCCAGCGAGTTGCTCATCAAGGATTGCGTCGACTTGCTCCGGAGAAAGACGCTCGAATAGAGTGTCAAAGTTCGGCATGCCATCGAGGAGGGCGGGGATAGCTTCCGTATCCTCAAGCAAGGGGGATGATTTACGACGCATTTTTAGGTTGGTCTTGGGGAAGCTGCCGGGACCGGTAGCTTTAGTGTAGGTCAGCACAATGTCAGTGCCTTCCGTAGCATCTGTTATGTCTCCATAATCAGGGTCGAGTACATAACCAAGCAGCAGACCATAAGCTTGCTTGCCGTACCCGTAAACCTTAATACCTTCATCTTCTTTGCCGCGTACTACGACGGGGCTGAAGTATCGGGTTCGAACGAACAGGGACTTTGCCAAATCTTTACTGGCTTCGTCGTTGTTGTCAGTTCCTTCGCGCCATAGAGTAGAAGCAAAGTCGCAGATTGGACACTTCTCCCCAAAGTTACGCTTAGGACACAAAATGCCACCACGATGATCTCCAACGTTATAATGGAAGAACATTTCCTTAAGAGGATCTCCATCATTCGTCGGCACCATTCGGATGCTAGTGTCTCCGGCGTCTGGCTTGAACCAAACACTGTTCGTGTCTTGTTTATTTTCTCCGCGCAAATTTGCGAGCTTGTTGCGCATTAGCTCCATGTTAATACCCATAATTTCTCCTTGTGGGTTCGAGACAAGCGTTCCTTGTCTCTTTGGTTTTAAAGCACCGATAGCAGACCGGTTGCTTGTATTAGTAATATAACATCTTTGTTATTCGTTGTCAAGTACTTTCTTTTCTTGAACGACATTTGTGTGTGCAAGGGTAAATCCAAAGTCAGCATGATCAGTTTCATAGATAGCATATGAGATCTTCCGAAAGGCGTTCTTCGGCTTCTTCTTCAAAATGTCGACTAGTCTCTTGTGCAATCCGCCCTCAGTGGCAAGTTTTTCGCTGTTTATACACATATAATAACACATCTCTCGGGCTGGGTCAAGGTCAAAAAGCCATTTTTCTTCTAAATCTTTCATGTTGAGGAGAGCGATTGTGCGAATTCTATTAATTTCCGATGGTTTAGCGACTTGCCCAATCTCAGGATCTGAAAATTCAAAATAGTTGAGGTGGTGGACGGTTGAGAATACTGACTTGTTCAACTCCTCGTAATAGGTTTTAATTGGCAGATCTCCCAACACCTTCTCAAGATTTAAATTAGAAAGTAAAGTTATTGTTCTGAAGGCGCCTGAGCGCGCGTACTCCTGTAGGATTCCGAATGTCAAGCTTTCTAAGACTTTCGGCACATCTGATAGAAGCTCAACATCCGGCTGAATGTAGAACAGGTCTATCTCTTTATCTCTAATCTGCTGCAAGATCCCTAAGACATAGTTTGAACTCATGGTCGAGCCCACGACGAAAACTTGGACGCGCGTTCGAATGTCTGCAAAGAAGTTAGATAGATCAGGAATGTTATTCTCGTACTCCTCTGGTGTCGAATAACTGTCAATTCTAAACTCTGCCTCTGTATTCTTCTCAACCTTGTCGTTCAGTTGGTATACTTCGTAATTTGATACCGAGGCAAAATTGCTGGCAATCTTGGAGGCGCCAGTTCCTATCCCTATTATCGAAATCATATTTTTAAGGTCTCCAAGTTATAATAATTTTTCCCTGCTTTTAGATTCACACTGAAGGTGTCGAGCCTATTATTTGCAAAGATTTCTCTGAGTTTTTCTGTAAATTCTCTTTCTTCGTCCGCCAAGTCAATTACTATCTCATCATGTACAATGTGTGAGATAAACGACTTTTTGCCCTTTAGAAATTTATCGATGGCGACAGCCCTCTCAAGCACCAAGTCAGACGTAGTACTTTGTATAAGATAACTCAGAGCTTTCTTCTTGTCAACCTTTATTTTTCTTTTAAACGGAGTGGTGACGATTCCATTGGAATAATTCTTCTCGATCACACTGTCTCGATCATACGAATCAAAATCGGTTACCGAAGAGCTAGGGTTGTAGATCCATGCGAAAAACCTCACTTTGGCCTCCTCTCTTGAAATGCTTTTTTTAATCAACTCAGACTTGTGCCACTCATGGACGTCTTGGCTAGGCTGCTCTTTACCCGAAAGCGCGATGAACGTCCTAACTTCGGCTGCGTTATAATCCAGTGATAAAAACCAATCATTTTGTGGTTTTACAAGTTGTCTGAATTCTTTGCCTACTGTAAGTATAGGGAAGGAGTTTGGGCGCGTGGTAAGGCGGCCAGTAACTGTTCCGAATAAATTATAATCTATGTGCTTAGGTCCTGCTATGAGCTTTTGTGCCTTCACAGAACGTGCAGATGTTAAGTGAAGGCTTTTGCAGTTTGAATTATCAACCTTAAGTTCTTGATAACTTATCTTATATAATAGGCGATGAATAGACAGAAGGTGCTCATAATGTGCAGGCTTATCGTGTGTATCGAACACATGCTCAGTGATCTTGTTTTTGATCTCGCAAAATCCCTTAAGAAAATCTTCAGGTACTAGATCAAAAATACAGTGGTCTCGTAGGTCTATCTTCGCAATGTGGAAGCTCTTCATATACGCTCGGAGGCGCCTTTCCGCATTCTCCAATAGGCTGCGTTGGGATTCTGGGCAACTCTCTTGAAGCGTCTTCCCTCCTGCGTAAAGGTATGCAAATTCACAGGCGCTGTCTTTGAGAGAACCGGTATACTTCCACGTGTGAGTTAAGTCATCTGGAATCTCTTCGAAATGGAGCCTCCCACTAGTATACACTCCGATGCATTCCGACTTATCATCGATTGTTTGAAAGTACAAGATTCCCTCTTATTGTTTTTTTCTTAAGATTTCTCGCTCTATTTCCCGATTCGGGTCGCGTTCAGACTGAACACGTTCGGCGATTTCTGCGTTAGCTTTCATAATATAGCCTGCGGAGCCGCGATAGTCAAACGTTTTATTCAAAATAATTTCAAAATTGCCTATTGCACGAGATCTTGAGATGCCCCTAAAGGTGTCTATGCACTCCCTTTTAAGCTGTTCTTGTTTTGTTTTTGAGAATTTTCTTTCTTCTTCTAAAAATCGAATATCGCAGTACTTTCCAATAAGAAATGATGCTGGGTATGCGCGCTGGAAGCTGTCGAGGGTGTATTCTTTGCTGTTCTCGACATGATTTTGTAGCTTGTTGTTCTTATTGTTCTTAGCCGTGATCACTTGTTTTCTTCGGACCTTATTATAAAGCCCCAATAGTTGGCTGGCAAATTGTCTAAAGACATAATTTTGGGGTGCTTGGTTAAAATTTCTAGCGAACATGTCAAGCTTATTCCCTAATCCAACAGAGGCCATTGCAGCTTTCATTGGTTTTGAGTCTAAATCTGCCATAATTCGCCATGGGAGATTAGCGTCTACCGCAAATCCATACTGATTACACATACTTAGCCATAAATTCCAGTTTCTACTCTCAAAATAGTTGTCCACTTTATTTTCATCGTCATTTGTTGAATCCATAGAGATCTCTAACACAAGCCCACTATTAGTGCAAGAATAATATTTACTTTTGACAAATCCCGGCAGAGTAAATGGAACATCGCTAGCTGATTTACTCAGAAGGGACATCAGGGTGTTTAAAAAGTCGTCAAAATTCAAGATCTCTATGTTGTTACTCCTTATGTGGTTACTCAAGACATTGGCTATTCCGCTAATGTGCTTGTTATAAGCGTCTTGAGGAGAAGAATAGGCTCTTTGTATGCGAGGGGTCCCAAGAGACTTATCTCTTTGTACCTTTCCTATCTGCTGTTGTGCCACACATGCATCAAATAGCTTTTCATACTGGTTTACTACAAAATTGATGGCGCTGGTTGTGGTTTTGTCGTCTGCCGATACTCCCGTCTTAAAGATGCTTATTGCTGTAGCTTTGGGTGTGGTTGGGATAGACGAAGTATTAACCTTTCCAAACAAAACCAATTCACCACGGTGATAATCTATTAAATTTTGCTCGTTGTCGGGGTTATTTAGCGCCACGCGATTAGAATTCTGTTCATTTTGAATCCTGTCACTGAAACTAGCTCTTTTGTAGAACAACCCCTTAAGGCTCTTTACGTTATCCTCATTTACAAATTTATCTGCCATACTTACTAAGTCCTACGGGGTTGAGCCTGCACTCGTTGTTCGGGCGGCAGTCAGGGCACCGGTGCACTGTCCCGGAGAACTGTTACCAGTCGGATTCGCTACACCTTGTTGCCCTATGTTACTGTCCTGTGTGCCGGCACAGTTACTTATACCGTTAACCCATTTTGCATGCAGTTTAGTTTCCGCTTTGCCTGGGCCAAACGAGTGTTCTGACTTTATTATCATCATATACCCCCCGATACCATATTGGGTCAGGTTCAGCGGAGATTCACAATCTAAATTAGTTGTTGGGGCGAATCCGCGTGGATCAACAAAGATGTAGGTGCCTGGAAATGTCTTTACATTTGAGTACATGTCTATGTCTGCGTCATACAATACTCTTAGTTGTTGTAGACCTTCGTATCCCTCTTGCTCAAACCTTACTTCAGCTAGACCTTGGGAATCTGTCTTGTTAAGCTTTATCGTTTTGATTAGCCCTTTGTTTCTCCCTATCATGTAGTGATAAATTCCCTTTGCTTCGTCTTCTTCTTTGTCTCCGTTCATCTGGTCAATGGGAGCAACGCGGCCGGCGGAGAAAACAAAATAGTTCATCTCTTCGGAGACTTTCCCTGCCGCGTTTGGGATGCCTGGGTCGCCGGATATTCTAAACACTGGTCTTGGTATGTTTTCGATGTTGGCTCGGACTCTGCCGGCTGAAGCGCAAAATTGAGTTATTTCATCAAACTTATAATGACTAATCCCGGAGGCGGTATTTATAATTGGTCTTGGATACGACGTAACAACTGTCTGATTCATTCTTACCTTTCCGCCGGGTTTAATGTCCCAGCCAAAACAGGAGCCATCATTTAGAAAGTCCTGAATTAGTTTGTTAAACAGATCGTTAATGAATCTTGTTAGACTATAAATTGTCTGCTGCTGTCCTACCATCTGCTCTGTCATCCACTCTAAAAAGTATTTTAAAGCGATTGGAACATCACCAAAGGTGCAATGTAGAATGTTTGACGGCGATGCTTGGGACTGGTCTACTACCTCTAGCGGACCTAACACGATTCTTAGTTTACTATATGCCTGCTTTAGTCTTCTGAGCTTCTGTTTTTCTGACTCTATGCGACAAACATCGTCTAGTCCGGCTGCGCCTGCACCCTGAGCTTGTATCATGGCGGCAGAAAGCATGGTCGGCATATTGCGCAGTTCAGTTTCAATGTTTTCCAAAATACAATCAATTAGGTCACTGACGTAAAAAAACGGTAATGTCTCTTTCTTTGGATCCGTCGCTTGGAGACCCGACCTAAAGAGGTTAGTGTTTTGGTCGGAGTTGGGGTCCGCGGTGAAGTCATATGATTCTATTGCGGCTTGCATGTCTGATGCTGCTGTGTCGGAGTCTGCGGAGAGGGCAGACAAATTAAAATCAAATGGCGGATCTGTCGGGTCCCAGTCTTCAAATGGTCCCTTTGATAAGAATACACTGATATTCGCAATGTTCAAGCGTAATGTATAGATTTTTTCTTTTGTAGAAAGGGAAGTCACTAATGCTTGTAGGATTTCCTGTTTTTCTAAGTTTACCTCATCCGCCATGTTCTCCTTAACGGTCGCCAAATCTTCACTATCACAATTTTCTGTGTAGTGCTCCAACAGCATGTTTCTAACTAATTGTTTAGCAGTAGGGTTAACTGTGGTTGAGGTTTCGCTAGCAAATACGTTAAACGCAGGTTGATCATAAAAATCATCCACGTAAGCAAGGTAGTTGATGTTCATCACAGTTCTTCCCAGATCATCAAATTCAAAACTATGAACTGTCGGAGTCAGATTTAAAGTGATAGACGAATCCCAAATTCCGTTATATAACTGGGATTTCTCACTCTGGGGAACTGTTGAGTCTCCCCATGGACCATTTCCATTAGGGCGTGCCCAACCTACAACAGCTTTGAGTCTAAAAGTAAGTTTGTCCAAGTTCGCATTTTGTGTTGCGCTCAAATGTGATGGTGTTGTCGCGCTGGTCGATGTGCTGCATGCAGCTGGGTGCAGTCCTGGGGTTTGGGATTGTTGTCCTGGTGTTCGTGACGGCGGGGGGTTTCGAGTCTTTAGAGCGAGATCTGCGAAGGCAATGTCGCGATTATTTGAAGATTTTCGCGGTTCCAGAAGTTCGTCCATAGAACTGGCGAAGACTTTTAGAGTTGCACTTATACTTTTCTTAACCGCGAATGGATTACTTCCCTCGTAGGCAAAGTTAAAGCT